TTTCAGATGGATCAAACTGGAAAAGAGTAGACACAGGTGGAAACATAGCAAGTTCATAATAATTATGTGGGTGAGAAAAGCCGGACCGTTAAGGATCTTGGATACTCACCCGCACCATAAGGAGAAAAAGATAACATGAAAAGTGATGTAAAAGCGGTAAGAGTTACAGGAACTGGTTCAGTGTTCGCAGGTAGAACAAGATTAAGAGGATTGATTCTTGCTTCTGATGGCGGTGGAGCTGGAACTATAATCTTACAAGACAATACTGATAGTGCAACTTTATTTCAAGGAGACTGCCCAAGTGGTGATGTCTTTGCATTTAACATTCCAGAAGATGGAGTTGTTTTTCCAGGCGGAATGAAAGTTTCTACTATGACAAATCTTGCAGGTGCAACTTTCCTGATAGATAAGTAGGAGGTTAGATGGCTACATCTGGAACTACATCGTTCGATCTTCCGATCGACGAGATCATCGAAGAAGCATTTGAAAGAACAGGAATGCGTGGTAATCGTACTGGTTATCAATTAAAAAGCGCAAGACGTTCTTTAAATATAATGTTTTCCGAATGGGGAAACAGAGGCGTGCATCTTTGGAAAGTAAAACAAGCAACAGTTCCATTAGTAGAGGGTCAAGCAGAATATAATTTTGCAAATGATAATACTAATTTTCCACAAGATATAAGTGATGTATTAGAAGCTTTTGTAAGAAATAATACTACAGCTACAGCACCGGTTGATACTACATTAACTAAAATAGATAGATCAGCATACGCTGCATTAGCTAATAAATTATCAAAAGGCACACCATCACAATATTATGTACAAAGAACTGTAGCACCTAGTATATTTTTATTTCAAACACCAAGTTCTTCTTTTTCAGGATCTAACTTTCAATTAAAATTTTTCTATGTAGCTAGAATACAAGATGCTGGCGCATATACAAATGAATCAGATGTAGTATATAGATTTATACCTTGCATGACTGCAGGATTATCTTACTATTTAAGTTTAAAATATTCACCAGAAACGGTTCAAGCAAACAAATTAATTTACGAAGATGAGTTTAAAAGAGCGTTAGATGAAGATGGTCAAAGAACTTCTACGTTTATAACACCACAAACATTTTATGGAGATGGAGTATAATGGCATTTGCAAAAGGTAAACATTCAAAAGCAATATCAGATAGATCTGGTTTAGAGTTTCCATACGTAGAAATGGTAAAAGAATGGAATGGTATGTTAGTTCACACATCAGAGTATGAACCAAAACAACCACAATTAGATCCAAAACCAAAAGGATCTGACCCACAAGGATTATTAAATGCAAGACCAGCTAGAACAGAAACAGCTGTTCCAAGATTATTACCTTTAAATGCATTTACAACAACAAGTTCATCTCAAATAATTAAAGTAAACGAACCTAATCATGGTAGATCTACAAGTGATAGAGTTAGATTTAGAGATGCACAAGGAGTTTCAAACATAACACCAGCTATTATAAATTTAGCTATTGGTTATGTAATTACAAAAACTGATGATAATAATTATACGTTTGATTCAGGTAATTCTGCAAACAAAACAGTTTCAGGAGGCGGTGGTTCTGCATCTGCAGGTCCAGTAACGGTAGTAAAATAATGGCATACACACTTACAAACTTACAAGATGATATTAGAAATTACACAGAGGTAGATACTTCTGTGTTATCAACTTCTGTAATAAACACAATTATTAGAAATGCAGAGAACAAAATTTACAGAGCTGTAGATTCTGATGCTGATAGATTTTATGCAACATCAACTACAACAAGTGGAAATAGATTTGTAACTATACCATCAGATCTTAGAATTATAAGATATGTGCAAATTAAAGATTCTACAGATGGTAATAAACAAAAGTTTCTAGATCAAAGAGATACAAGCTTTATGGCAGAATACTATAATACACCAGGCACAGCTTCAGGTGTTCCAAAGTATTATGCTAACTGGGATGCTAATTTTTGGGTTGTGGCCCCTACTCCAAATGCATCATACGAGATAACATTAGCTTATATCAAGTCACCAACTAGCCTTACAGATGCTTCTGTCAGTGGTAGTGGCACTTATTTATCAAACAAATATCAAGATTTACTTTTATACGGTTCTCTTGTAGAAGCGTATGGATACTTGAAAGGTCCTGCAGATATGATACAATACTACACGCAGGCTTATCAAAGAGCTATTGAAACGTACGCGATCGAACAACAAGGTCGTAGACGCAGAGGCGAATATGAAGATGGTGTTATTCGTACTCCACTCAAATCAGTTAACCCATCACAATAGGAGATAAAATATGGCAAATATAGTACCTGACTCGTTTAAGACTGGATTGTTCAAAGGAACATTCAACTTCGATACTTCTGGTAACGGAGGAAACGCTTTTAAACTTGCTTTGTATACTAGTATCTCTTCTTACAGCGCGTCATCAACAGTTTATTTAGCTGGAACAAGTAATGGTGAAGTTAGTTCTTCAGGAACAAACTATACAGCTGGTGGAAATGCTCTAACTAATTCTGGTGTAAGTGTTTCATCAAACATAGCTTTTATAGATTTTTCTGACTTAACTTTTTCATCTGTTACGTTGACTGCTGCGGGAGCTGCTATTTACAAAACAACTGGCGGAGGAAACGAGCTAGTAATGGTGTTGGATTTTGGAGGAAACAAAACTGCAACTAACGGAGACTTTGTTGTTCAGTTCCCTACAAACGATTCATCAAACGCGATATTAAGAATCGGTAACGCGTAATAGTAAAGGATTAAAGAATGGCTTTTGTACTTAACGATAGAGTTAAACAGACTAGTACTACGACTGGTACAGGTACATTTAGTTTAACAGGAACTGAAACAGGTTTCGAAACTTTTGTAACTGGTATTGGCGATACTAATAGTACGTTCTACGCTATAGCTAACGACGGAACTTCTGAATTTGAAGTCGGTATTGGTACAGTGACTGACGCGGGCACTGATACACTTTCTAGAGATACCGTTATCTCCTCTTCTAACTCAGATAACAAAGTTGATTTTAGCGCTGGAACAAAAACTGTTTTCTGTACATACCCTGCAAAGAGAGCACCGTCAGCGGGCATGACAGCATCTACATATGTTAATACACATTCAGCAACAATATCTGATACACAAACAATGGAGTCTGGAGTTTTAGCAGGACCAGTAACAGTATCAGGTAATGTTACGGTAACAGGGACGTTGGTAATTATATAATGAGTCAAATAGAAGTAGATAAAATAATACCTCAATCTGGAACAGCATTACAAGCTGGTGAGAATGGTGATACAATTACAGTACCAGCAGGTGCTACTTTAAATTTAACAAACGCTACAGTTACATATCCAGATGGTTCTGTACAAAACGTAGACCTTGCAAACTCTTCTATTACAATAAATGGATCAGCTGTATCTTTAGGTGGATCTGTTACTATCGGTGAAACTAAACCGACCATATCAGCTATTAACCCAAGCGTAATTGAAAATACACAAACAGCTGTAACTATAACAGGAACAAACTTTGTATCTGTTCCTACAGTTGAGGCTATTAGTTCTACAGGTGCGATTACAAGAGCAGACACAGTTTCTTTTAGTTCCGCAACATCAATTGTTGCTAACTTCACTTTACCGGTTGATGGTACTTACTTTATCAGAGTTGAAAATAATGATGGTAATGCGGTAAGATCATCTTCTGCATTATTAACAGTTTCAGACGCTCCAGCATGGACTACAGCTGCTGGTTCACTTGGATCAAATGCTGCGGGAAGTTCAATATCGTATACAGTGGCAGCAACAAATGCTACATCTTTTGCGTTACAATCAGGATCATTACCTGGAGGAACATCTTTAAATACTTCATCAGGTGTGATATCAGGTACAGAGAGTGGTGCAACTTCAGAAACTACGTTTAGTTTCACTATTCGAGCTACTGACGCTCAAGGTCAAACGGCTGACAGAGCTTTCAGTATAACAATAACAGTAGGAATTAATAACTCAGGACAGTTTAACTAATGGCTAGCACATATTTAACAAGAACAGCAGGAACACCAACTTTAAATAGTAAATATACATTTTCGTTTTGGGTAAAAAGACATAAGTTAACTTACTCAGAATGTTTTATATTTGACGCTAGAGAAGATGGTAGTAATAGATTTAAATTATCTTTTCAATCAGCAGATAAAATCGAATGTTTTAATTTAAATGGTGGTGCTAATACTTTTGATTTTGTAACTAACAGAATGTTTAGAGACCCTAGTGCATGGTATCATATAGTTCTTGCAGTGGATACTACACTATCAAGTGCAACAGACAGAGTAAAATTATACGTAAACGGTGTTCAAGAAACTAGTTTTGCTTCTTATAATTTTAATGGAAGTCAAAGCGATACCAATAATATTTTTAATGAAAATGGCAGAGCCATAACTATAGGTGCTTACAATGGTGGTGGTAGTTATAATAATAATGCAGATGTATCACTTACTCATGTTCATTTTGTGGATGGCACAGCTTATACTCCATCAACATTTGGTGAAACTGATTCTACATCAGGAATTTGGAAACCAAAAACTTCACCTACAGTTACTTATGGAAATAATGGATTCTTTTTAAAATTTGAAAATAGTGGTGCTATGGGAACAGACAGTTCAGGTAATTCAAATACTTGGACAGTTGCTGGAACACTAACTCAAAATGTAGATACTCCATCAAATAATTTTGCTGTTATGAATCCTTTAGATAATTATTATACAGTTAATACTTTTAGTAATGGAAATACTACTGTTACTACTCCAAACTCAGGATACTCAGGAGCTATTGGTGGTATGGGTGTTTCATCAGGAAAATGGTATTTTGAATTTAAACCTATATCTAAAACAGGTGACGCAGATGAATATGCAGTAGGAATTACAGGTGCACCAGTAACTTCTACAAATCAACCTCATTGGAAGTTAGCAACAGGATATATGTATGGTGCTGTAAATGGAAACGTTTTTAATAACGATAGTGGTTCAGCTTACGGAAACACATATACAGCAGGTGATATAATTGGTGTTGCTATGGATTTAGATAACAATAAATTATATTTTTCTAAAAATGGAACATTTCAAAATTCAGGGGTTCCAACAAGTGGTTCAACAGGAACAGGAGCGACATCAATAACAGCAGCTTCAAGCACACCAATAGGATTTTATCTACCATGTTGTGCTTTTAGTTCTAATTCATATGGTGCAGTAATGGCTTTTAACTTTGGTTCTGGATATTTTCAAACAACTGCTGTTGCTTCAGCTAATGCTGACGGCAATGGTATTGGAGCTTTTGAATATGCTGTACCTTCAGGGTATTATGCGTTATGTACTAAAAATATAAAGGAGTTTGGATAATGGCTTTTATAACTTTTCAACCTAACGATCATTTTAAAACTAAAATCTATACAGGCACAGGATCATCAAATGCTGTAACTGGAGTCGGATTTCAACCAGATTGGGTTTGGTTTAAAAACCGTAGCACAGCAGACGGACATAGATTAATTGATGTTATAAGAGGTGTTACAAAAGAAATCTATGCTGATAACGTAAGTTACACCGAACAAACTGAGGCTCAAGGTTTAACAGCTTTTGACAGCGATGGATTTACTGTAGGCACTGCTGCTGATTATAATGGTAATGGAAATAATATTGTTGCTTGGAATTGGAAAGCAGGTGGTACAGGGTCAGCAAATTCAGACGGCTCTATAAGTTCAACTGTATCTGTAAATAATACTTCTGGATTTAGTATTGTTAAATATACTGGAACTGGGTCTAACGCAACAGTTGGTCATGGATTAAATACTACTCCAAAACTTGTTATAATACGAAACTATTCAAGAGCTAACGAAAACTGGAGAGTGGGTTCTATAACTGGAACTGTACAAGGAACTGGTGCTTCTAACTTTGGTGCATCTGCACAATTAGATAATACTGGTGGATTAAGCGCTGGTTCAAGTATATTTAATGATACAGCACCAACTTCAACAGTATTTAGTGTTGGAACGGCACAAAGCACAAATTACTCTGGCGATAATTTAATAGCATATGTTTTTGCAGAGAAAAAAGGATTTTCAAAAATTGGAGTCTATACAGGAAATAATAATGCTAATGGAGCATTTGTTTATACAGGTTTTAAACCTGGTTTTCTTATGATTAAAAATTATGGAGCATCAGGACAGAGTTGGAATATTCATGATAATGAAAGACTTGGTTTTAACCCAAGAAACTATCAACTATATGCTAATAGTGGTGCAAATGAAGATACAAACGAAAGACTAGATTTGCTTTCTAATGGTTTTAAAATAAGAACAACAAGTGGTGATAATAACCATGTTAGTGGATATTTTTACATGGCATTTGCTGAAGAACCTTTAGTATCATCAAATAACATACCAGCGACGGCAAGATAATTATGAGTGAAGTAAAAGTAAATAAAGTAAGTCCACGATCAGGAACAGGAGTTCAGC